CGCGCTCATGTTGGAAAGGTCCATATCGTGGGCCATCTCATTAAGCTGCTTATACACCTTACGGATTTTCCCGTCTCCGGCATCACACCTTATAACCTTTCTGGGTTCCTGCTTTTCTTTCGGACTCCCTGCCATATTACTCATCCTCCTCAGTCAGCAAATACCCTCTTACAAAATTCTTGGAATTAATATACCGGCAACCCGCCTCTATCTCATCCTCTTTAAACATGGAAAAGATACTCGTCTGGGCGGCATTCATCACATCCAACAATTCAAAGAGAATTTCGGCCCTGTCCTTTTTGCAGTTGGTCACCTTAAAAGCTGTCAAAGCCTTCTCTACTTCCTTGACTTCCTCCTTGATTTTCTCGATCTGCTGCTCAATGGAAATCTCCGGTCTGCATACATCCAAATCTATAATCACACTGTTTTCTCTATTCACGCTGCTGGCCTCCTAATAGCTATATTTCTGACCTTGTACGCCATTTCCTCATCAGGCGCAGTATTCGGATCTATCAGCTGCTTAATGCAGCTCATTACCCTGTCCGGATTAAGACAGTTGTTGTCCGTCTCCTTTGGGTATCTCATCTTACGAAGCTCATCCCACATGGCTGTAAAATCATTCCATGACAGGTGGGTCAGCTTCAGCAGTTCTTCCTTTGCCCGCTCCAGTCTCTTATGGTTGAATCCCCATACATCATGGAGCACCCAGAAGAACGTGGTATACATTGCCCTGGCTCCCATAAGGAAAGAGTTATGAACATAGAATGTACACCAGCCAACATCATCATGAGAAGGTGGTTTCTGCATCTCTTTTTTAAACGGTATCCTGAAACCCTTACACTCTATATACAGTCCCGCCTTGAACCAGCTCACCTTGCACCGCCATACCTCTTTGGTGGTAAAGTATTCATCATACTCATCCAGCTTTCTCACCATGGTCATAATCTTGTCATGCCCCATACCAAATATCTTGTGCATGACATACGCAAAGCAGGTCATCATATAGCACTTCTGGTAGGCTTCCATCCTGCCAAGGTTCTGGCGGGCGATGGTCTGCCCCCGTCTCTCTGCCTTGACCTGCTTCTCGGTCTCACGGTAAACAATCTTCTTGATTGCCACCTCTTTTTTTCGTTTAAGCTGTTTTCCTAATCTTCCCATACTTTTACATTCTCCAGTCTCCGCCGCCCACTTTCACAAACCTGCACATCTCACTCAGGCGGCTTATAATTCTTTCTGCTGATACTCTGTCCGGCCCGCTTGATTCCACCACACATAACCTTGCTGCGAACTCTTTAGGCTCGAAGTTTGTTGTGATAATCAATGGCAGCCTCTTGTTATAGCGGTGATTAATTATAATAAACAGTTGCTCTGATACCCATCTGGTCATCTTCTCGGTGCCCACATCGTCAAGTATCAGATATTCTGCATCCTTCACACCGTCCACAATATCCTTGGCATTGCCCTCTTTAAAGCGTGCCCTTATTGAATCAAACAGCTCAGGCATTGATGTAAATAAAGCATTACGCCCCTGCTTGTTCATTTCATTGGCTATGATGCTTGCCAGCATAGTCTTCCCGGTTCCGCGCTCCCCATAAAAGATAACGCCTTTATTGTTCTCTATCACATCATAGGCAGCATTTACAGCATCTTGGTTATGCTTATTGACATGAAAGGAATCAAAGTAACATTCTGCATATCTTTCCGGGATATGTGCATCCTTGAAAAGCCTGTCCAGTCTGGCACGCTCCATTCTGGTTCTGCGGAAATTACAGGGAGTCAGCCTGGTCCGTATAGTCCCCATATATTCCTCATCGTGGGGAATCATCCCAGTCAGCTCCTGCTTACAATAATCAAGACCAATACATTCCTTGCAAACATCATCAGCTGTTTTCGTTGCTTCCGAGGTGGGCAAATTGTTCAGCCCATGTATCAATCTCGTCTTGTTGAGAATTTCTGCCAGACTTTCCATGAGTGCCTCCTTCATCATATCCGTCTGTCTCCCACCGTTTCAGAATGCCCTCAATGTATGAAAGGCTACGCTTATTTCTGAGAACGGCTCTTTGAATTGCCTTCACCACACAATCTGATCCGAAATGCTTAACATCTTCTGCCAACTTTTCCATTTCAAAAGCAGAACATACTGGTCGGATCTCATCCTGGTATGCTTTCAAAACTTCATCAGGAACAGACGGTGGGGAGTCCTCGCGCGCGCGCGCGTTATCCTCTTCTATATACTTATCTATATACTCATTATTATCTCTATATACTTGGGTATCATTTTTGATACTAGTTTGTATCAATTTTGATACTAGTCCGGTATCATTTTTGATACTAGCATCGGTATCAATTTTGATACTAGGGGTATCATTTTTGATACTAGCACTAGTATCATTTTTGATACCGTTTTTAGGGTCATTTTCGCTAGTATCATTTTTGATACTGGTATCAATTTTGATACTAGTGCGGTACTCTCTTTTCGTTTCCGAAAATCGTGTTACTTGGACAAAATTTTTCTCAATTAGGTTTTTTATCGTTCTGATAATTTTCAGCCGGGACATTCCTAAAAAATCTGCCAAGTGCTGGTTGCTTGCCGTACAAGGTTCCAGCTTCTTTATTTCTGCCAATACTATCTTTTCTGTGTCTGAAAGTCCTTTGTTGTGGAGGACTTCCGGCGGTATGGTTAAGCCTATATTTTCTTTTGATGTCACCCCAGCAGTCCCCCCATCAACCTTTATGCCTTACCATGCTTAGTCTTTAGCTGGTTCGCTGGAAACACCATTCATTTCTGGTGTCTGTGTTTCCCTCACTTCCTCAGCCTCAACATCAAAGGTATTCTCGTCAGGCTGGTCCACCATATCCGCAGAAATACTAGACTTGATAGTACCGTCAGTCTGAATCTCTCGTGCAAACTCAGTCTTGATAGGAGCATATTTCAGACACTTCTTGATGACAGTTTTCTTGGCCATCTCATCATAATTGCTGTTCCATGGAGAGAAGCTGCTGCCGGCAGCCTTGCTGAATTTATTCTTGTGAGCATCAATATCTGCCTTGCTCATTACCTCAAAGCCATAGCCGCCGCTCTTGGTCTTGAACACCGCATAGTAGGCAATAACCTTGCCCCTGTCCCCGTCCATGCAAGGGCGGTGTGTCAGCTTCGGATCCAGACCCAATTCATACTCAAAGAAATCATTCTCATAAACCTCATGTGCCTGGATAGAAGTAATCTCCCCAGAGCGGTAAGCCAAATCAATAAGGCCCTTGTACCCCAACTGGAACTGAGTTTCCAACACGCCCTTGTTGCGGTATGGGATAAGATAGGCCTGCCCCAATGGGGTATTAGGCTCTACCCCCAGCTGGGCCGCCTGCATCATGGCTCCAAGGAAAGATTTAGGAGTACACTGCTGCAGATCAGGATTACTGGAAAGGGCTGTCATTACCATTCGCCCGAAGCGTTCCCCAGTAATAATGCTAGGCAGAGCCTTCTCTATTTCCGGCATCATGCTCTTAACCAGTGCTGTCATGGTCTTCTTTGGTGCAGCTGCTACAGCTGCCTTCTCCTGCTGCTGGGCCATCAGGCCGCCTTTGGTAGTTGTCATAACAAATATCCTCCTTAAGCCTTTATCTTAAAAATTCTGTATGGATTACCGGTCTTCTTGTATGTCTCATAGATATCAGGATGATCCTTCTGGAGCTTCTTGGTATCAATGGTTGTCCTGCCAGCCGATGTCTTCCAGCTGAGCAGAGTCTCACCGATGCGGGCCAGCTCATGGTCCCCCATCTTTTCCTTCAGTCTGTTCTGGAGCTCTGCCTTTCTCTCGTTCAGAAGCTTTAAATCTCCCTCCAGCTCATTAAGGGCTGTAAGGGTGGTTTCCATCTCATCAGATGTAAGGTCTATCTCATCCATGTTCCCGCCTTTGAATCGCTGACTGAGGGCATTGGTACAATCATCTGAGCCGTCCACCTCAGGGGTCTCATCACCCAGAACATATCTCTGCCAGAAATTGACCTCAGCCTCTCTGAGTGCCTTAATATCATCATCATTGCGAGGTACAATTTTATAAACAAAATGATTTCCGCCAATAAGACAGGCAATATACCAGTGAGTACAGCCCGTCACCATCATGTAATGCTGACACTGGAGATAATAAGCATCAGGAAGCTGGTCACCTTCCCAGTCCTTTGCAGCAAATCCGTTGGCTGTCTTGCATTCCAGCCCGGCATTATCACCGTCAATCATGCGGTCAACATTGGCAAGCAAAAACTCATATTCATCATCCTGCAGGGTTCCGCAGCGGCGGACTCTCTTGCCTGTTCTTCTGCAAAATTCCTCAGCCACAACCTGCTCCAGCATATTGCCCCAGTAAACAGGCTCCCTGTCGCTGATGTCCTCAGGCTCCACCTGAGCGGTCTTTTCAAGCCACAGCATATATTTGGTCTTCCAGCGGTTTAACCCCGCTATAACGGACGCGTCAGAGCCTCCCAGGCCCATTCTCCGAACCTCCAGCCACTTCTGGTGATCACGCATATCTTCTATTGTCATAATTTTTTTGGCCATAATTTCCTCCATGTGGTATAATCAAGTAAAGTTGTTTTCCAAAGTCTTTTTGCTTTGGACTCATGTACCGTTCCTGGGTGCCTCCGGGAGCGGTATTTTTTTATTTTAGAAACGGAAATATTATTCCAGTGAAGATTGCTCCACCGATAACTCCGCCCACTGTACCCATAACCAGTAAAGCCCACGCCTCATTGGTCAGCAGTGGCATATTTACCCGCTTATGGATGCGCTTCGGTTTCTTAATATCAATGTTATAAAGCATCTTCTCTGTTCACCCCCTCTCACATGGGCCTGTCCAGCCAGCCACACAATATCATTACGCCCAGGAACAACAGTGGCACGATGACCCAACGCCTGAATATTCTCCAGTCCTGGGCGTGATGCTGCATCTCGGCCAGTTCATGTTTCTTCATGCTGTGGCCACCTGCCCCTCATTCTTTTTTCTCACCTCTACTTCCACCTTCTGGCCTTTGGCGCGACCGTCCAGCTTCAGTAGTAATTCAATGAATTTCTCCGGCTGGAAGCCGATAATGTTTTTCTTGTTATCCATAATCTAGCTCTCCTTTCCTTTAAAATTGGGTAGTGTATCATTCGAGCCGTATTTCGTCGTTCTGATAAGGCCATAACAGCCTGCAAGTTGCGTAATTGATTTTGTGTGTAAGTATGCTGGGGAGGTACTTTCACCATCCTTTTCTTTAAACATCTTGCAGGCTCTGACAGCCCTATCAGTGCTATAATCACCTTGGAAGGAGGTGATATTATGCAAAATAAATATGTTAAAATCTCAGCTCCAGCAAAGAAATTACTTAAAGAGCTGGTAAAAATATATGTAAGCAATAACTACGATGCACATAAAACATTGCTCCTATTCAGCCTTAAATATCTGGATAAGGATTCTCCTGACTTTTCCCCTCAAAACCATCAACTAATAGTTGAACTATATAAAGCTGAATACATCGAAGATAGTCAAACATTGCAGCTGACTCCCCAGGGACTTCACTATGACTTGTGCCATTATTCATATTGGCTTCATAAGGCAATCTACCCGGCAAGTATCAGCCTAGCTGTCTCTATCCTTGCCAATGTTGCCATAATCTATATAAGCCAATACCTGTGCCTGTGAGGAGTGAAGCAAGTAAAACTCCTATAATCGTATAAAATGTAGTAACTGCTTCCTCGCTATGGGTTTCATTGAAAGTCCATAGCTTTGTTTCTATCCAATCCAGCACATCCGCCCCTCCCTTCTATCCGGCAGGGCCATTACAGCCCACAAGCGTAGGGATTGTTGAGTGTAAGTTCATGTGGAGGAGGTTTTCACCGTCCTTTTTTAATATTAGGGTTGCTTGTGAGCTCTGAGAGCCCTACCAGTATTTCTTTTTCCCTTATATTGACTGAGTAAAATACTCAGCTACATCGTCCGTGAGTTCAAGAATGGCACAGGCTAAATCCTGCGTTTGATATTTGCAAAATCGGCACTCATGATCACATTCATATTGTTTTGTTTTGAATTTAATAAGTAGCTCATAGAGCTTTTCGAGGTCTTGTGCCGTCATGATGCTCACCTCTTATTCATCCTCTCTGCTTATTCACCAGCTCCCAGCAGGCCTGGACAATTAATGAGTTAATGCTCTGTCCTGTTTCCTTGGCCATTTTATCTAGCTTGCGCTTTAACGCTGGGACCACTCGCAGATATAGGTTCTGCTTATCTGGCAGTTTATCCATGCTGCACCTCCTTTTTAAACTAAGGGTGGTGTTTGCATATTACGGAGTAATATGCAATAAGTATCTTTAAGATAATTATTGTTTTTGCTTGCATTAATGCAAGTTAGGCTGTAAAAAAAATCTCGATGAAACGCTCATCGGACAAACCGAGAATGCTTCTAATCATTTGTAATTCACTCCTTGAAAAATCGCTCTCACCCTTGAATCTTCGATACAGCGTAACTGTATCTATACCGAGCTTGGAAGCCAATTCTTTCTGTGAAATACCTTTACGAACACACTCGGCTTTCAATTCCATTTCATTTGTCATGTATTGCTTTACCTTCCTTTCTTGCATTATTGTATTGCATTTCTGCAATTTATGTAATTATATTATAATACATTTCTGCAAGTGTCAATACTTTTCTGCAAGTTTTAATTTCATTTTTACTATACTTTATTGCAATAATGCAATATAATGAGATTAAACACTAGCAGGAAGGTGAATCTGATGACTAATGTAGATATCAAAACAATTATAAAAAATCATAGAATAGAGGCTGGTTTAACCATGAAGGAACTTGCTGATCTCGTGGGAGTGAGTGAAGCAACAGTTTCTCGATGGGAATCCGGAAATATAGCTACCATGAAACATTCGCAGATAGCTAATCTGTGTAAAGCATTACACATTAGTCCTGCTCTTATTGTTCCAGGCATTGATTATTCCGAACAGAATGAATCTACTTCCTCAGAACCAGACCGCCCATCCTACTACGCTGACCCAGAGACTGCGGAGGTTGCGGAGAGGCTCCGTACTCAGCCTGGTATGCGTATGCTCTTTGATGCCTCCAAAGATGCCAAGCCTGAGGACCTGCAGTATGCAGCCGACCTTCTCAAAAGACTCAAGGGTGATGATTAACAGAGGTGATGTCACATGCTAATTGAGGGCGTTGACTATCTTATCCGCCAGTTGGACGGATTAAATTCCAAAATAAAAGGGTTCGTCAGCGAGGATGCCGACGGAGTCTATAACATATATGTGAACAAAGACCATACACGCGAACAGCAGATGCAGACCATAAAGCATGAGCTGGAGCATATAGAAAATGAGGATATAGAGTCACCCTCCCCCGCCGACCAGCTGGAGGCCCAAAGGCATAATCCGGGGCAATAAAAAAGCCGCCCCGCAGGACGGCTCAATGAGGTATACTGTGCAACCTCACCTGGACAAGATCATTATAGCACATCACCATGTTTTTATCATGGTCTAAACTATGTATGGCTTGTTGGAAATACTTTTTAACAACAAGGTTCAATCAAGATTCCAACAAGGTTTACAACAAGATACAAGTTACCAGCAAGTTAATTCGCACGCAAATCAAACGTATTCAAACGCATTTTAAGAGAATTAAGAAAATCTTCCAGCCATGGGGTGCAAGGGTTTGCGAGATTTTAACACACGATTTCAAACGTATTTCGCACGATTAACGCACGCAAAATCACACGCATTAATTAAAGTGTGCAAATAAAATCAGGATCTGAAATCTAAAATCTTTTGAGTTCCTGTTTGAGTTCGCATAAATTCTTTTGAGTTCGCAAAGAAAATATCTGCGAACTCAAAGAAATGCGTTGAAACGGAA